CAGATCCAAGAACAGAACCAGCGACGCTGCCTAAAGTATCAGAAAGCCAAGACATGAAAACAGCTCCTTTTAGAAATGATCAACAAGGCCGGGTGTACCAAACATAGGCATAGGACGCACAGTAGTGTAACGGAAGCCTATGTCAAGCAAGAACTCAGGCTCACTGGGAACAGCGATAATGCGCTCAATAGGCGGATTTTCAATAACAAACTCTTCGTTGAGAGTCGGGGCATTTTTGAAGAACTGTGAAAGGTGCCAAACGTCAAGGTTACCACCGGTTACAGAGCTACGGAACTTGCCTGTAATCTGCGAAGGTTTATAGCGATATTCGGCATAACGTTCCTGATAGCCAAAAACAGTAGTATCAGCTTCAGAACCTTGAGCATAGATCTCACGAAGCTCAATAGCCTGTTCGCCGAGATGCGCAAATGTAGGCCAATAAAAATCATAAACCGTAGAGCGAAGCCACATCTTGTTAATACCCTGCTGATAAGTAAGATCGGCGCGAGCGCATACAAAGCCGAAAACATAACCATGTTCGACAAAAGACTTAGTAAAGCCATGGAACTTGGCAGCAGTAACGCCGTAAGCAGAAAGATTGCCTTGAGGCGAGGTGCTGTCGGTTGCGGAAGTCTGAGCTATTGGATTGACGTTAACCATTTTAGTGAAAGAGCCGAGGAACTCAGGGCGCTGAAGACGAGCGTCCGGAGAAACCACGCCAAAGAAAGAGCGAAGCACTTCTGTATACCGGCTGCCACCGCGAGCAAGACGTTCGTAGAACTTCTGCATCTGGAAGGCAGTACGAAGACTGTTGATGGTAAACATACTTGAACTATCAAGATCAGCGTAAGAATCCTTAGAAAGCCAAACAGAACCAGGTTGACAAACAACCTGAGACAGACCAGCACCTTTAATAGCGTGACCAGCTATAGTAACATCATAACCACCTTGATAGTTTAAAGAACCGGTTCCAGTATAAACATGATGAACGCCACCATCTTCAGCAAGTTGTGCAGCGCCTAATTCGGCATTAGCCTGCGAAACAAAAAAACCTGTAACAGGATTAGGATCAACTAATGTAGCGGTACCGGCAAGGCCTATAGATACACCGGGTCCCTTCTGTGTCCATGGAAGAGCAGAAGTAAAGTAATCATGACGCTTACCGCGAGGCGGACAGGCTAAGCCGGGAACAATATTGGTACCTGACGTGAAAACCCAAGAAGGCTGTTCAGCAGATCGGGCAGAGTTCAATACTTCGTTGATATCGCCTTTCTGAATCTTGACGGATTTCTGGAGGTTTTCGTCTCTAAACCATTCATTGTAAATAAGGTAAACACCACGAAATGGAAGAGCGCTAATACCAGATAAATTACCAGACGTATTCACGGGCAAGCCGAAATAGTCCCAAAGAGAGCCTACATAAGCATTATCAGAGTTACCAGTAGTAGTAACAGTAGGGATGACATAATCAGTACGATCATCAGGGTCTTCCTGTTCAAAACAGAAATTCTGCCAGTGTTCCCAAACGAGGCGGTTTGGTACAAAAAAGAAAAACCAGTCCAGATAAATATTATCCATGATAGGCTTAATAGGAGTAGCCAAACGAGCGAAGTAATTAACAGACATACGTGCAGTATCGCCAGGCAAAACCTCATCAACAAATACAGGAATAAGCTTGCCTGAATCAAAAGTTGTCTTATAAACATGGGAACGGTCGAACTTAGTCCTTTTCATGTACATTGCAGGAGCATCGCTGAAGCGATGTCCTCGAACTCTTATTTTTTTTCGGGCCAAAATTTCACCTTCTTCGAAGTGTAAACCTAAGAATCAACCTAAAGCAAATTATTCTTAGTTTTAGATTATTTTTGCGTCACCTACGCCAGTTACATCAAGTAAGTAACTGGCTTCGGTGACGCCTATTTTTGTGTTTCTTCATTATTTTGTTCTAAAGTGTTACTTTTTTCTTGTGTTTGTTTACTACTTACGGACTGTTGTGGTTCATCAAAGGTATTTTTGCTACCATACAGACCTTGTTGTTGGAGATATTCGAGCGTTGCAGGATCATTCAATCGGTCGATAAAATTCATAGGATCGTGGCCGAATTTTGCTCGAACGTAAGCGGGTAGGCTGTAGAATTCTTCACGAACTCCAGACACAAGCTCAAGAGCTGTACTGTAGTCACCGGGAAGCGTTGCATCTCCGAACTGCAGATAAGCATACTGAGAGCTATCACTAAGATCAAGTGTCATAATACCTTTCTGACCGTCTGCATACTTATTTACGATGTAATTGATATCAGTTTCATCTTTCTCGTCCTGAACGGCAAGAGAAGGCATAGTGAATTCAATACCACAATGATCATGCTCTTCTACAGGATCATAAGCTGTCTTAAACTTCATAGTTTCACCTCCTTTCGCAGGCGCCTAAACGCGGCGGGCGTGGCGTACAAAAAAAGGACGATCTCTGTGAGATCGTCCTTTTTCTGATACGCTCTTTATTAGATTATCATTTAGTAGAATCATTGTCAATAGTCTGCACATATTCTATGGCGCGACCAACCATGACAGGAATACGGGACTCGTCACAATTCTCAATGTAATAGCGACCGTCGCTGTCACCAAGATTACCAACATAATACAAAGTAAAATCTTCAGGATATTTTTTAATAAGCATTTTATCATCGTTAACTATACCTTCAAAAGCTCGCAGAGCAAGCATATCATTGTGGTAAACCTGTGGAGGACTGAACTGTTCAGCCTTAGAATCATAAATGGAATAAAGTCTCAGTGGAATCATCTCCTTTTCTAAACGCAATTAGATACCTACGAATCATAAGATAAATCGTAGATGATACAACAAAATATTCCTTATCAAGACGAATAACCCTAAAACCATCAGGCTTAAGACGGTAAGCGGCATATTTACTACCACGAAAGAGAAAGTTAAAAGAAATATCACGCTCACGAAGAAAATTTTTAACAGCTTCAAATTCACTAATAAATATCACCTCATTTCTGACTTAATAATAACACAGTCACAACACCTTGTCAAGTTTTCTGCCAAGAAAATGTTTATATTTACCTTCCTGAAAGCGGCAACGGTCAATCAAACGATCAAAAGTATTGTTCTCCAGATTATGAAGCATCTTCTCAATACGGTTATTACGAATAAACTCCATCCAGTGAGGATGCGTTTCATCGAATTTCTTATCGTAATAACGAGGAGGACGCATCTTTCTACCATTAATGACAACGAAATCATTAGCATAGCACTCTTCACCATGTTCTTCAAGCCATTTTCCGCCTATGCCAGGACGATTGGATGCAAGCATAAACTCAGGCGTACGGCCTTTATAGTGAGCAGCAGCTTTACTGCCAGTCTGCTTTTTAACTATGTAACGGGCGACATAGGCAGCAGCGTCAAAACTAAACTCACCAATAAGATGCATACCATATTTCCATATCTTGGCAAAGCGAGCAGAAGTATAAGTATTATAACCGTCTGTACGGAACCGAAAAATTTTGTCATCAAAATCAATATTAAACAAAATATAATGATAATGGGGGCGACCATGAAGTTCACCATATTCACCACAGCCGAGAAAGCGAATGCCACTGCCATACTCGCGACGAAGATTTTTCATGAAAGTCTGGTGAAATTTCTTGCTTAAGCTTTTATCACGTGGCAAATAATAATCGTCGAAAGTGCAAGTAACGAAATAAGCAGAAGACGAAGAACGGGCTTCGTGAACAGCACGCACAGCCCATTGTCTACTATTTTCGAGGCGACAACCGATACATTGTTTGCAAGAACAACGAATGAAACGGCTATCGCCAGCAAGTTCAGGGTGAGAGGCAAGGCTACCGTAAAAACTATAATGTTGTTTTCCACCTTTAGTAATCGCTCCTTCAACTGGGTACATAAGAATAGGATTATAACAAACCATATTAATCACCTGTACCGATTGTATCAGGATTAAGTCAGAATGTCAAATCCTAAATCCACCTCGTCCTACTCTCTTAAAATTTCTGCGGCGAGATTTGGAGGTACGCCGAAAAAGGCGGCGAGAACCTCGTTTAGATAAGCGACGTCGCCTCATTTAGCATCCCTCCAAGAACCGAAAAAACGGCCAGTTTTTTTAGAATCATTCTTATTAGCAGCTGGCTCAACAAGCTGCGCAACATCGGTTTGAAAATCCGAAGCAACTTTTCTAGCAGTAACAGTATTCGAAGAAGTTCTACCTTTAAGAGCTTCAATTAGATCCACAACTTCCTGAATAAAGGGAACAACAACAGAAACAATAAAAGTCAAAATCATAGTAGTTTTGTTAGACATAAAATTTATCTCCTTCCAAAATAGCGACCTCCGAGGAAGCCTATAATATTTTTGGCAGTGGAACCAACACCGCTAGCAACAGATTTAGGAACACCTATAAGACTTTCAATATTTTTATAGAAATCACGTTCCATACCTGCCATTTCAGTTTGGATATTATCAAAAGAAGCAGCAGAATTAGCACGATTAGCAGAAGCAATGTTGTTTAAAACACCAGAGCTAAGGTAAGAACCCTGAAGACGAAGGTTTTCAAGCTCCAAATTCATCTTTTCAAGCTCATAACCAAGACGTTTTTCATAAGTCTGCTCACGAAGATTCAAATCGTTCGCAAGAATACCATTCTCAAGAACTATACCATGGGTTCTCTGCCGCAAAGAATCGGATTCTGCGGCGTTTTTATCGATCTGAGATATTGAAAGATTCTCGGCGTTCTTAGCCTGCCTTTCAGCGGCACTAGCAGCTCTAGCAGAGTTCATAGTAGAACCAATATCACTCATACCTACAGAAGCGGCTGAAGCTCCAGATATAGAACCGCCTATACCATTAGTTGCAGCAAGAATAGGATTAAGACCAGCTCTGCGCATATCTTCTACAGCCCATTGATAACGATGTTTATAATTTTCAACGTTCCACTCGTTAGCTTGTGCTGCATTAGCAGAATTGTAATGATTCTGAACTACAGATCCAAGAACAGAACCAGCGACGCTGCCTAAAGTATCAGAAAGCCAAGACAT